ATATTACTACCAGGCACAATATCTGGAATTTCAGAAGAAATAACACCGCAAATTAATGAATTTAAATATGTAGGTTCTCCATTTAGTGTTTACAAATATGGTGGAGTTGCAAGAACATTAAAATTTGAATTAAAACTCTATCATTATGATATAATGACATTAATTGGAATGAAGAAAAATTTAAATAAATTAAGAAAATTAGTTTTTCCAGATGAAAATATAAGTGTAAATACATATAATAATAGTACACAAGCTTCTCCTATGTTATACAATCCAAATTTAGTTTATTTAACTATAAATGGATTATATGATAATTTATTTGGTATAATAGATAGTTTATCAATTAATATAGAAGAAACGACATCTTGGGGAGCAAATGATATAGGAAATCCACTTTACACTCCAAAAACACAAGCTGCAGAATTTTATCCAAGCGTTATTAGTGTTAGTTTTGGAATGAAAATTATTGAAAATCCAAGTATTAAAGATGACAAATATTATGTTTATACTTTTTCAAAAGGTAAAAAACTTCAAGCAAAAGTTGCAGTAGCTCCTCCAATGCCTATGACAAAAAATGGATATGAAGAAGAAGATAATAGACCTATTTAATAAAAAATACAAATGGCCAATAGATACACATATACAAAACAATTAAAAGATATTGATACTAAAAAAAATTATTTAGAAAGTACAATATATCCAACAATTAAACCAAACGATAATGATTTATATATTATTTCTGAAGCAGGTGATAGATTGGATTTATTAGCATACAAATATTATAATGATGTATCAATGTGGTGGATTATAGCAACTGCAAATAATTTAAATGATGCAAACTTTTTTGTACAACCTGGTTTACAATTAAGAATACCATTTGATTTAACATCTATATCAAATAATTTGGCAAAAATAAATAAATAAGTTATGGGATTTCCATTTTTAGCACCTTTAAGTCCATGGATAGTTGAAGTATTAAAAGAAAGAGAAGAAGATACATTTAATACTGCTTTCAGAAACCCATATGCAATTTTAACATCGGGCGCATTGGTAGTAAAAGGAACTGCATTAGCAGACCAAAATGAAAGAAAAAAACAATTAGAAGATTTAATTAATCACCCACCAACAGACAAATCTTATAAAGGTTGTATTATATCAAATAATTCAAATGATATAGGATTATCATATCAAACAGGTGAAACACTTGTAGGTATTGATTTTGAAGGCAAACCTATAAAAGTAGATGGTGAAAAAGGAAGAAAAGTTTCAACACCAATTATTGAATCAATTGACATAGATACGGATGGTGCAAATAATACATTAAAAACTGCTAGAATTAATATTATATGTTTTACTTTAAAACAATTAGAAATGTTTGAATTGTTTTTTATGAAACCAGGTATGAATGTATTATTAGAATGGGGTGATTCTTCTTTACTAAAAACAAAATTTGATTATAACAAATTAGCAAATATACCACAGGTTAAAAAAAGAAGTTTTAATAAATACAAAAATGGTGAAAAAATTGAAATTAAACCATTTACTAGACCCGAAGAGGCACTAGTTCCAAAATCGGGTGAATATGATAAATGGTGTAAAGATTTTTCACAATATTATAGGTCAGATACAAACGCAATTATTGAGTATTTAACTAGAATAGAAAGGTCATTAGGAACATATGATTTAGTAGCTGGTAAAGTATTAGATTATAGTTTTTCAATTGGTGATAATGGTATATATAATGTGATGTTAGAAGTTACACAAGGTAACCAAGTGAGCCTTGCAATTCCGCAAAATCCAAATAAAAAAGGTAGTAAAGAAAAAACTCCAAATTCAAACAAAGACATAAAACCATATGAACAAATAATGGAATTGATTTCGGCAGATTTTAATTTAGATAAAGAAAATTTAAAAAAAATATTATCTGCTCCACATCCAATAAAAGATGGAAACTGGGAAAATGATTGGTTTAATTTTTTAAAAGTAAATAAAGAGCAAAAAGATACAGTAGCTTCACAAGATGCGTATGTTTCTTTAAGATTTATTTTAAAAATTTTAATGAATTATATTTTAGTAAATGGTAATGTAGATAAATCATTTTTTGAATTCAATTTACCAATATACAATAAAAAAGTCGGAAATGGTTTAGAAATGGATGGTGACAAAGCTAAAGAATATAATGTATTACCTGTAACATCAAATAAATTTATGATGTCTAGTTCGGATGAAGTTATATTTCCTTTAAAAGAGTTACCAACAATAGTTGCTCCAATACAACCAAAAGAAAATCAACCTGAGTTATCAGACGAAGAAAATGTTATAAAAATGAGTATTGGTACAAAGGATGGTACAATTAATGGTTATAATTTTCATATGACCGATGTTTATACTGTACCAAATACGGAAATTATCAATGAAATAAAAGAAAGCAATAAGAATGATAAAATTGGCGATGCTTTAAATATATTTTTAAAATATGAATCAGTTGTAAAACTTTGGAACAAATCTCAAACTAGAATAGATTTTTTAGAAAGTATATTAAATATGTTAAATACACATAGTTATGGATTATTTACATTAGTATATGGATTACAAACTGAAAATTCTAAACCAACAATTGTTGATTATAAAATGGCATCTGCTGAAATTTTAGAACAAAACAACCAATCAGAAATTTATAGATTTAAACCGACCACTATAAAATCAATTGTTAAAAATTTTACTTTTAATTTTGAAATGAGTAATTTAGTTGCGGGTAGAACATTGTTTAATTCAAATAAAGCAATAGCAGAAGCAAAATCTCAATTGACTAAAGAAGAACAGGCTAAAATAAGTACCGAAGCTTTACAATTACCTCCAAGTGCATATAAATCAATAGATAATTCTACATTTGCAAACGCAGATGGTTGGTACTCTATTAACAATGTTGAATTGAAAAAAATAGAAGAAAATTTTCAAAAAGCGAAAAAAACTACAACACCAAATGTATCTAAAGATGTAGAATCTAAAACAGCAACAAAAGAAGCAAAAAATTTAACAGATGTGGTTAATACAAAAAGTATAAAATTTATATTAGATAAAGCCGGTAAAGTAATACAACCACTCATTTATAAAGACCCAACATTTATCCAAGATTATATAGCACAATCTCAATTCAAATCTGATACTAAAAAATCAACTCTATCACCAATAGATGTAACAATTACAATAGATGGATTTAGTGGATTTAGATGTGGTCAATATTTTAATGTAGATGGTATTCCGGAAATATATAATCAAATTGGAGTATTTCAAATTACAAATACAAAACATAATATTGCAAAAGATGGTGGATGGACAACAACTATTGAAGCCGGATTTAGAATTGTAAATAAAAAGAAATAATTAGATGTATAAAGATGTAGCTAAAAATATTGATGTTTTTAAAATTGAATATCCTGATACAATTGTACCTATTCCTAATTCACAAGATTATGAAAATGGATTTATTAGAAGGTATTTTATTAGACAATCAAATGATATTAATGGTCATATTTTTGAAATATCAAATGATTTATATTCAAATTATTTAAAAAATCCATTTTGGATAGCTGAACAAGTTAAATGGAGGATTACAGGCCCAATAGAAACTACTTATAAAGATAATGGTGAAATTAATGATGTTGGTGTAAAAAATTCAAATACGGCAGCATTAAATATTGCAAGTATAAAATTAAAAAATATAAAATTATATTTTCCAAATTTATTACAATTTTATAAATAATCTAATAAAAATCATATTATTTTTTGGTAATTTAATTTATTTTGATTATATTTAATTATATAAACAAATTAGTTATGAAAGAATACAAACACTTATCCATTGAGGAAAGACAACAAATGACCTTTGATTGGAGATATAGAGGTTTTACAGTTTTAGAATTATTAACCGAACAAGAGGTTGACGAATTAAACGCAGAATTAGATAGATTAAGATTGGAAAGAAATCAAGCTGAGCCTGAAAAGTGGCAAGAGTTTGAACCAATTATGCACCCACACAAACATTCTGAAAAAATTGAAAAGATGTTTGCACATCCTAAAATGATTGAAGCATGTGAGTTTTTAATGGAAGGTGATATAGTTGGAATGCAAACTTGGGGTTATTACAAACCAAAAGGTGAATTAGGTAGAGATATGCATCAAAACGCATTCTATACAGGATGTGCACATAATGAAATTGTAAATACTGCATTAGCATTAGATAATCACGACCCTGAAAATGGAGCAGTTTGGAATTATGAAGGTTCGCATAGATTACCAATATTACCAATTGAAGATAATGAAGAAAGAAAGAAAACCAATACAGGCAATTGGAGAAGTGAAAGAGGTATCAGTTGTGTAATGCCAGAAGGACATGATTTTAAAAAAATAGAAGGATATTTAAGAAAAGGACAAGTTGCATTATTACATTCTCATGTAGTACATGGTAGTGAACCAAATGGTGATACTACAAGAATGAGAAGAAACTTTTTATGTGGTTATTTAAAACAAGGAGCATATTTTCATCCAGGTAATCAAATGAAAAGAGAACCAATTGATATTTACAAATTACGTGAAAAACATTGGGCAGAATAAATTTTGTAAATCAAAATATTTTTAGTATATTGTAGGGTATGAATCTAATTGAAGATAAACATACCCTACTTTTGTTTTTAAAGGGTATTCTAAATATTGACCTTATAGTTCCTGTGTGGAGTTCTCATAGAGCACATCCATTGGGAAATCGTTTGTCTTTCTTATATTATAGACAAAGTGACGGAAGTGATGGTATAATTAATTTTAATCACATAGACGCTAAAAAATTAGACAAATTTGAAATATCTAAAATAGTAAATGAAAATACATTTGTTTTAGACAATAGGTATTTAAACACCATAGGATTGGATTATGAGTGGTCTTATTTTGAAGAGTATGGGAAACCATTTATATTTACTGAGGTCGTAGAATCGGTTTATAGAGGGTATAGAAACGAATTTAAAGAGTTGAATGATTGTGTACCTTTAATGAAATGGTATGAAGTTTTAAAAACAATCCCAAATATCAGTAAAATAAATAATTGGGATAGAAAATATTCAGATGCAATCCAAACATTAGGAAGGTTGGAAGGGGCTGGGGTAAAAGTCGATAGAGAAAAATTTATTGATAGTTTTAACTTTAACGAGCAATATCTTCGTAGAAATGATATTGTCTACACACAATATAACCCATACACTACTACCGGAAGGCCATCCAATAGACATCTTAACGTAAACTACTCTGCTCTAAACAAATCCGATGGTAGTAGAGCATGTTTTGTTAGTCGTCATCCAAAAGGTACTCTAATACAATTTGACTATGAATCTTATCACATTCGTTTGATTGCAAAAATGGTTGGATATGAGTTCCCCAAAGGAGAGACCGCTCACCAACACCTTGCAAACCTTTATGGGTGTGACTATGAGACGGCAAAAAAAATTACTTTTACATACCTTTATGGGGGATTAGATGATAATGCAAGAGGGATTCCATTCTTTCAATTAGTAGATAAATATATTAAGGGATTATACCAATCGTTCGTCATTTCGGGAAAACTTACGACACTCTTATATAAAAGAGAAATACCTTTTAGTAGAATTGAAGGTGGTAACGAACAAAAAGTATTTAATTATTTATTACAATCTTTGGAAACTGAAATCAATTATATGAAAATTGGTGAGGTTATGGAGTATTTGAGTGGGAAAATGTCAAAAATGATATTGTATACCTATGATGCCTTCATTATAGACACACATCCTATTGAAAGAGAAAATCTTTTAAACGACATTAGAGAGATAATGGAAAGGGGTGGTTTTCCGGTCAAAGTAGAGGAAGGAGATAATTACAACAATTTAGTTGGAATAGATTAAAAATGTATATTTATATCATATAATTATGTTAGTATGAAATTAGTAAATTTGATTCCTTTAAAGGAAATGTATAATCCAGCAGAAGCTTTTAATAAAAAAGTAAGTAGAATGACTCATAATAATGACCATTCCACTGCGGCAGTTGAATTAGCAATTTATATGGATGACAAAGATGCCGTTCATAAGTTACAACAAATCAAAAAACAGCACGATAAGGATGGTAGTATATCTCCAGAAGCTGCAAAGAAAAGAGATAAGATGGTTGATGATTTGTTAAAGAAAGCAAAAAAAGAGTTGACCAACAAAGATTATCAATTGGTTAGTGATTCATTCTAAAATCAATAATATGAAATTAGTAAATTTAATTCCTTTACAAGAAATAGACTTTGCTTCACAAAAAGGATTTGATGCATATAATAAAGCACATAAATTAAGACCTGATACAAAAGTAACTATTGCAGGTAAAACCACAACTGCTGGCCAAGCTGCTAAAGTTAAAGGAACATCTGTTTTTGATAAAGATAAAGAACAAAAAAAATCATTTAAGGATTTGGGTATTGATAGAGATTCCGCAGTAAATGCTCATTTGGATGCAAAAAAAGCTGCAAAAGGTGAAGAACCGGCTAAGATAGATTCTAATTTTAGTATGGATGTGGTAAAAATGTTGCGCAAAGCAAACATATCGGATGTAGATGATAATACTACAAAACTTCTTTCTAAATTACAAAAAGTTAAAGGTGAAACGGTTGCTGATACAAAGACTGGTAAAATTTCATATTTTTTATATGATGGTTCTAGATATGAAATGAATATAGATGTAAAAAATAAATCAATTAGAACAAAAGAATTAAAATCTACTGGTGGAGGAAATGATAAATCTATAACTGATATAAAAATGGATAAACAAGTAGATGTATCAATGGTATCTAAATCTATTTTATCAAATCTAAAAGTGAAAGATGGTATTGGGGTAGTTAACAAAGATGCAGATGAACTTCAAAAAAGATTGAATAAAGGACAAAATGGTATTTATACTAGAACTAGTCCACATGGTGGAGTAATCACTTTCAAAGATGGTGCAAAATTTGATACCTTTAGACCATATGATACGCATAAGACAAAATCTACAATAATTTATACATCAAAAAAATAATATGAAATTAGTAGATTTAATTCCTTTACAAGAGATAGACTTTGCTTCACAAAAACATTTTGATGCTTATAATAAAGCACATAAATTAAGACCCGATACAAAAGTAACTATTGCAGGTAAAACTACAACTGCCGGTAAAGCAGCACAGGCTAAAGGAACATCTGTATTTGGTAGTGATGTTAAACCAAAAGAAGAACCAAAGAAACAAGGATTTTTATCCAAAATAGCAAATATGTTTGGTGGGCATAAAGATGCTGAACCAATTAAATTAGACCCAAAAAACCCTTTAAATAATAAAGATGTTTTTGATATCAAAAGAGGTTCATCTATTAAAGTAGGAACGGCTTTACAAAATCCTGAAAAATATAAGCATTTAATGCCAGATATTCAAAAGATGATTGATAAAGACCCAACCGGTGAAAAGTTTGCATCAAAAATTGCAAATGATAAAAGATTGGCAGCAAAACATAAAGCTGACCATGATAGGATTGTAAAATCTGCAAGTGCAAGAGGTGGAGAAAAACCATCGGATGACGCATCTACAAATCAAACACAAAACAAAAACAATAAATCATTCAGTCCAATTGATACTTTAAATAAAATGGGTGATGATGATAAATTTAAAAATTTAACTACAAAACAATTATCTACTTTATCTTCATTTGATGATGATGACGATGACAATGATGATGATAGATTCGGTGGCGGAAGTTCTGGTGGAGCCGGAGCAAGTGGTGATTGGTAATAAATTAAATAAAGATAAATAATATAAAGATGTCATTAAATTTTCAAGAAATCCTTAAAGAATTAGAATATCGTGTAGAACATGGTATTATTGATTTGACAAAAGAGGAACAAGTTACAAAATTAATGCAAATTCTAATTGAAAATGGAGTTTCCAATGCCAATGAATTTGCACAAAAAACACGAGTATACTATTCATATTTAACGGAATTAGAAGAAGCAAATAAAAAACCAAAAGTAGATATTGATAAAGTATTAAATCAAACTTTTGTAAATCCAGATACTAAAAAACAAGTAAAAGTTGCGTCTGCATTAGGATATGATAAAAAATCTCAAGCATACAACATAGCTAAAGGAATGTTTCAAAAAGCAGGATTTAGTGAAAAAGATATTGATATGGTTGATACTACATCAGATGACGATGAACAACCTGTTAAAAAAGGAAACCAACCACAACAACAAAAACCACAAGGTAAGAAATTAGGCGGTTTAGATTATAAAACCGATGCTGAAAAAGATAAAGAACAACCATTGGCACCGGCTGACCCTAAAAAGGTTAAAGCAGTTGTTAATGACATCTATAAGAATAAAAGGGGTGTTATGATGGGTGATAAAAATCAAGATGATAACGCCGTTAAGAACGATATGTTAAAATATGGTTATAATGGATATCAGAAAGCAACCGGCAAAAAACCGGCCCCAGGTGGTGCAGGTTCTGCATTTAATGAAATCGTTTCATGTGAGGGTGCAAAAATATTAGCAAAATATCCAGATTTAAATGAAGAAGAACTAACAAGAGTATTAGTTGCACAATATTGTGGTACGGCTCTTGCAAAAGAACAATCTTTAACTGCAGAAGTAAATAGTAGTTTACCAAAAGATTTGAAAAACAATCCATGTGCATCTAAAGCGTTAGTATGTGCAAGAGCTGCAAGAAGTAAATATGAAGGAATAAAAACAGCTGCAGCGGATTTACAACAAAAAGGATTACTTGGTAAGAATGCTGAAATGCATAGTTTTTATGGTGCGGAAGATTCAAAAGCAGGACAAATAGATATACTTAGAAAAGCAAATAAAATATATACACCAGATGGAACCGAAGTAAAAAGAGAAGATGCTATTGCATTCGTAGCAGCAGGTGGTGGAGGTGCAAACCCATCGGACACAAGTATATTTACAACCGATGAAAATGGTAACGTATTACTTAATTTCTTTTCAGATAAAACATCAACGGCCGATATTCAAGATAACTCAACTCTTGTAAATGAAATAAATGATAAATTTACTCAAATTAAATCATTACAAGATGCTGGTATAATCAAACCAAAAGAAGCTGCAATCGCAATTAAAATGTTAGCAGAACATGCTAAAAAAGTAAATGCTATTGAAGAAACATATTCCAATAGTACACAAACTATTGCATCTAATTTAATAGAATTATCAAGCAAAAAAGTAAAGGGTGTTTCTTATGATGACCAATTGATGGCATTGAATAGCAAAAAAGGAACAAAAGATAAAACAATTCTCAAAAACTTTGAATTAGCAACCTTAATGAAGGATAGAAAAACAGGAAAAACAATTGTTAGACCTGAATTATTACCATATTTACCAAAAGGAGCAAATCCGGCAAAACCAACTCAAAAAGATTTATTAATAGCAATAAATGGTATATGTGCAAAAGAAGGAGGAAATCCGGCACAACAAAAAATAGTTAATAAAATTTCTAAAATACTAAACGATGAATTCATCAATGCAGGTGTAACTCCACCCGATGGAATTGATGTTAATAATACTATCGGTGTTCAAAGAAAAAAAGTAGTTGAATCACATCATAACTTATTTAGAAATTTAGACCAAACAAAAATCAAAGTAGGTGGTGTTCAAATTGGATTGGGAACATTTTTACAATCACAAGATGTTATTAAATCATTTCACTTAAAAATGATGGACGCACCTCCTAAAAAATATGAACCAGGTAATCCTGAAAGTCTTGTATATTCTTGTTTTAATGTTAATATGGGTGGAACGGTTGTAAACGGACAGGTAATGAGAGAATGTATGGGTGCAAAAAACACATTGGATTTTGAACAAAACTTTTCAGTACAAGAAACTAAAGAATTTACTTACGAATATTCCGAAAAAGATGCAAGAGAACAATTGGCACGTAAGGGTGTAAATAAACCAACTCCAAAGCAACTTGAAAACGCAAGAAATGTAACTGGTATGAAAATATTTACCTATGCATTGAATAAAAAAGACAAAAGTAGAATAGATGTTGGTTATAGAACTTATAGAGCTAAAACGGGTAAAACGGGTAAAACTAATACAACAATGCAGTATAGCCCACAAATGCAAGCTTGTTTCAAATCAAAAACCAAAAGATAATAATGAACACACAGCTACTTTGCCTTTTTACAACAAAGGAAGAATTAGATAAGTCGGTTGATTTCATATTGACTAACTATATTCTAACCAATCCAAATGTTTTCATTTTAGAAAGTAAAGTGAGACCTGAAGAAGCATTTATTACTTTTAATGTCGAAAAGGGTTCTCATGCAATCCCTTCGGAATGGAAAACTATTTTAGTACATAGAAAGAAACAATCTAATTCAATATACACTATTAATGCTTTAAATGAAGTAGTTAAGTCAAAAACAGGTGGTCAATTGGACAATTCTTATATGATTGATTGGGAAGAATTTAGAAATTGTATCTTAACCACATCTAATACGGGTTATAAAATGATACCTACAAAAGTATTTAAATCTTTTAATACACAAAATTTGGAGAATTAAGATATTTTTCATATATTTGTTTCATGACAAAGAGAAATAGATATACTCCAATTCAAATTCACGCAAACGAACCTTCGGACATTTTTGAAAACAATAGACGAGAACTTGCAAAAGCAATAGTAGAAGGTATTTCATTTGGAATAAGAAATAAAAAGAAAAGAGTTGATTTTGCAAAAGTCTTAATTAAACAAATTATAGTTATTACATTATCCATTGATAGTAGAGAATTTACAGAATTATTAGACGAACAATTACAAATCCTTATTGACTTTGAGGAATATGAAACTTGTGCTCTTGCAGTAAAATTGAAAAACAAATTAGAAACAATAAAAGAATAAATTATGGGTGAACAACATGTACCACTTACATTTGATGAAAACGGATTAGTTACATCGGTAGGTAAAAAACAAAAAGATGAATTTGATATGTTTGAACAATGTATTATGTGTGGTGAAGAAACTACAGTACTAAAAACAACTCACATAGATTTTAGATATGGTTATGTAGAGGGAGCAGGACAATTATGTAGAGATTGTTATTTAAAAGAAGATAGAAATTTAATTACTGTAAATAGCAGAACAATTATAGATACACCTAACGATTCCGAATTAGGAGCAAAAGTTAGATTAATGTATTGGGATAGTAAAAAATAAGTTATGGCACCAAAGAAAAAAGAAGAAGCAGAATATCACATTGGAGATGGTAGGTATCTTACGATGAAACAAACAACAACGCTTGAAATGAAAGACCAGTTAAGATTAATGACTGGTGATGGTAAAGGTATTGCATTGGACGTTTCAATCAAAGCAGATTTTGAAAAAATACCAACCGAATACCATCAGTTATTTTTACAGATGATGTCAGTTAGATATGGTGGAATGGTAAATATTTGGGATAATATAACTCCTTTTACAAAACCTGATATTAAAAAGAAAAAATGGTATCAAATATGGAAATAAAAGAAATGGTAAATGGCCCTCAACACTATGGGGGAGTAGACAATCCATATGAAGTAATTAAAGTATGTGAAGCATGGGGATTAGACAAAGATGCCTACCTATTCAATGTAGTCAAATATGTTGCAAGAGCAGGTAAAAAAGACCCCAAAAAAGAACTGGAAGACCTAAAAAAAGCTATATTTTACCTAAATCGGAAGGTTGAAAACCTCCAAAAATAAATTTGGTAATGTGGAAAAATAGTCGTATATTTATAGTAATAAAAGCTGAAAAAGTTATATTTAGATATAGGTAATATCGATATACACCTCAACTTTAAAAACAAATTTTTAAACCCTAAAAACAACAAAACAATGGACATTTCATTGGCACTAAAGAGATTTAGCTCTTTACAAAACAACACTAAAAAGTCGGATTCAATTTTTAAGCCGGCAAACGGAAAATCTCAAGTGAGAATCGTTCCTTACAAGTTCAACAAAGACATTCCTTTCATTGAACTTTACTTTCACTACAACATTAACAACAAGACTTATTTAAGTCCAATGTCATTTGGTCGACCTGACCCTATCGTTGAGTTTGCAGAAAAACTTAAGAGAACAGGTGATACTGATGATTGGAAAGCAGGTAAGAAAATGGAACCAAAGTTAAGAACATTTGTTCCAGTTATTGTAAGAGGTAAAGAATCAGAAGGAGTAAAATTCTGGGGATTTGGTAAGACAGTTTATCAAGATATCTTAGGATATATTGCTGACCCTGATTACGGAGATATTACAGACCCAAATTCTGGTAGAGATATCGTATTGGAAGTAATGTCAGCAGAAGAGTCTAATGCGTCTTATCCAACAACAACAATCAGAGTTAAACCTGCAACATCTAAATTAGCAGATTCTCCGGAAACTATCCAACAATTGTTAGATGGTCAAAAAGAAATTACTGAATTATATCAGGAATTATCTTACGCAGAATTAAAGTCAGTTTTAGAAAATTGGTTAAATCCATCAGCAGCAGTTAACGATGAAATCGTTGAGGAATTAGAAGCACCAAAACCAAAAGCACAACCTGCAGCACAACAAAAAAGTGTATCGGTTGACTTAGGTGGAACATCGGACATTAGTGGTGACTTACCTTGGGAAAAGGAAGAAGCTGCTAAAGCTCCAAAAGCAAAGGATGATGTAGCATCAGCATTTGATGATTTATTTAACAATTAATAATTAGGTTACAATGGCCAAAAGAGAAGAGGATTTAGCAAGTATTCTTGCTGATTCATTAAACAAACAAAATAAGGATGGTAAGATTGCCTACTTTCTAACAGATGAAGGTGGTGATGCTCCTACCAATGTTAAAGATTGGATTTCAACTGGTAATGCTATGTTGGATGTCGCAATCTCTAATAGACCTTATGGTGGCTTCCCGGTTGGACGTATATGTGAGATTACGGGTTTAGAGCAGAGTGGAAAATCTCTGCTCTCTGCCCATATTCTTGCAGAAACACAACGCAAGGGTGGAGTAGCCGTATTGATTGATACCGAAACTGCCGTAAGTAGAGAATACTTAGAAGCAATCGGAGTAGATATTTCAAAATTGTTATATGTTTCAGTTGATACTGTTGAAGGTATTTTTGAAGCATGTGAAACAATTATTGAAAAGGTTAGAACAGGTGATAAAGATAGATTGGTTACAATTGTAGTCGATTCAGTAGCAGCTGCATCTTCAAAGAAAGAGATGGAAGCTGATTACGACAAAGATGGTTACGCAACGGACAAAGCTATTATTATTTCCAAAGCAATGAGAAAGATTACTAATATGATTGGTCGTCAGTCAATTGCACTTGTATTCACAAACCAATTAAGACAAAAGATGAACGCAATGTTTGGTGACCCATGGACTACATCGGGTGGTAAAGCATTAGCATTTCACAGTTCAGTTAGATTGAGATTGAAGAATATGGGACAATTAAAACAAGGTGATAGAATCGTAGGTATCAAAGTTCGTTGTCAGGTTATTAAAAACAGAATGGGCCCACCATTAAGACATGCAGATTTTGACATTTTCTTTGATAGAGGTATTGACAACTATGGTGGATGGTTATCGGTTATGAAAGATGGTAAAATCGTAAAGCAAGCCGGTGCATGGTATGAATACATTGATATTGATAGTGGTGAAGTTATGAAATTTCAATCTAAGGATTTTCCTAAGATGTTAGAAAATGAAGAACTAAAAGACCAAATTTATCGAAGGATTTGTGAGGCAACAATATTATTATATAAGAACAATTCCAATTCGGATGAAGTTGAAGTAACAACGGACGAAGCAAATGAGTCAGATTAACAAAAAGTATTTAGATATACTAAAAGAAATAGATGAAGAACATAAAGGATTTGGAGATTTGCAACGCAACTCTAAAACTTTAGTAATTGATGGTCTTAATACCTTCATTCGTTCTTGGTCAACCGCTCCGAATCTTAATGATAACGGAGACCATATTGGAGGAATAGTCGGTACTTTAAAAAGTATCGGCTACGCCATCCGTACAATTAACCCCACAAGAGTTGTCGTTGTTTTTGACGGCAAAGGTGGTTCACAAAGTAGAAAAGACATATATTCAGGTTACAAATCGGAAAGAGGTAAGAACAAAATCAAAATGAGATTGAATCGTGCCGCATCTGTTGAAATGAACCCAGAAGAAGAAGGTGTATCTATGAAAAGACAAATGTCTGCATTAGGTGAACTACTTTCATCATTACCTGTTTCCATTATGATTTATGATGGTATTGAAGCAGATGATGTGATGGCTTATATTGCTACAACTTTGAAACAAGAAAACGAAAAAGTTGTGATAATGAGTACGGATAAAGATTTCCTTCAATTAGTAAATAAAGATGTGAGTGTATATTCACCATCTAAAAAGAAAGTTTACAACATTCCAGAAGTAGTAGAGGAATTTGGTATTCACCCACACAATTTTATAAATTTTAGAATGATTGACGGAGACAAATCCGACAATGTAGAAGGTATAAGTGGATTGGGTGTTAAATCAATTATGAAAGCATTTCCAATGTTAACAGAACACCAATTAGTTGATACCAACGATATGGTAGATTATGTAAACACATTAACAAAAAAATCAAAAGCTCACGAATTATTTTTAGATAATTTGGAAATTTGCAAAAGAAATCGTAAATTGATGCAGTTAGCAGAACCAACATTTAGTGGTAATCTTCGTATGAAAATTATGGATAGATACAACGAACCTACTACCAAATTTGATAAACAAACTTTCTTAAAGTATGGTTTAAAAAATAGAGTATTAGAAGGTTTTCCAAATGTATTGGACTGGTTACAATCAACATTTTCACATATAGCAAAATTTTAAAACAAAAAGTTATGGCAAACACAACAGAAAAAACAGTAGACAAATTAGCAAAACCATTAGGAGATAGAGTTCTTTTAACGGAATCAGAAGCTTTACAAGAACAAACTGCATCATTCGGAATTATTATTCCAGATAGTGCAAAAACAGAAGATGTAAAAAGAGCAATAGTAGAAGCAGTAGGAGATGGTTTATTCACTCAATCAGGAGTAGCAATTCCAATGAGTGTAAAGGTAGGTGACGAAGTAATTCTTCCACCATATCATCAAGGACAAGAAATTAAAATAGGTGGTAAAAAATACCTTCTATTAAGAGAATCAGAATTATTAATGGTTATTAGATAACATAAAAACATGGAGGTAAACAATGAAGTGTCTTAAAAGTAGTAAAACAGGAAACATTATTAGAGTAAGTGATAGAGAAGCTTACAACGCAACAAGCGAATGGAAATTTATTCCAAAATCAGAATGGAAAGCAGATAGAAGACCTGCAGCAAAAGTAGTAGAAGAGGTGCTTGTAGAAGTACAAGAACAAACAATCGCAGAAAAGCAATTAAACAAAAAGAAAAAAAATAAGTAATGCAAGAAGTAGATACACTAGTCAAATATGGCCAGAGTTATCAATCTAAAGTTGTTGCTGCACTTATCACGGATGTAAAATTTTTAGAACAAGTTGGTGAAATTACTAAACCTGCATTTTTTGAATCTCAAGCAAACCAATGGATTATAGGTGAAGTTCAACATTACTTTGATGAGTATAGAACAATTCCTACAATGGAAGTGTTTAAGATTAAAGTTGGTGGAATAGAAGATAAGGGATTGAAATTAACTGTAGTAGAACAATTAAAAAATGTTTACTTACAAGTTGGTGTAGAGGATATGCCTTATGTAAAAAAAGAGTATCTAACATTTTGTAAAAACCAAAAAGTTAAAGAAGCCCTATTCAAATCAGTAGATTTACTCAAAAACGGACAATACGAACAAATTATAGATACAATGATGAAAGCATCCAAAGTGGGTGTTGAGTCTGATTTAGGTTTGGATTTTATTGAAGATTTTGAAACTATATTAGAGAATGTCAAAAGAGATTCTTGTCCTACGGGTTGGTCAGTAATTGATGAACTTATGGATGGTGGTTTAGGCCCCGGTGAATTGGGAGTAGTTATGGCACCATCAGGTATAGGTAAAAGTTGGTTCTTATCTAAGATAGCATGTTCTGCATTGGAAAAAGGAATTGATGTATTACATTATACATTAGAACTATCAGAAAGTTATGTAGGACAAAGATATATTACAATCTTAACAGGCATTCCAACAACCGACCAAAAAGAGAGAAAAGATGAAGTTATCAGAAAGGTAAAGCAAGTTCGAGGCAGAGTTCGTATTAAGTATTATCCACCTCAATTTGCATCTGCTAAAACAATTGCAGCTCACATTGAAAAGATAAAACAAACCGGATTCAAACCAAAACTTATCATTATTGACTACGCAGATTTATTAAAGAGTGGAAATGGTAACAGAGATGGTCTTTATGCTGAATTAGGTGGGATATATGAGGAGTTAAGAGGTTTAAGTGGTGAAACACTTATCCCGATTTGGACAGCAACACAGACCAACAGAGCAGCAATAGACCACGAAGTTATTGGAGCAGATTCGGTAGGTGATTCCTATAAGAAAGTACAAACTGCAGATTTCATTATGTCGGTTAGTAGAAAAACTAAAGACAAATTGTCAAACACAGGTCGTATTCATATTGTCAAAAATAGATTTGGCCCGGATGGTTTAACATTCCCTGCAAAAATTGACACATTTACAGGTACAATGGATGTGTTTGCAGCTACATCAGTAGATGGAATGGCTTCAACTAGAGATAGTAAAAGTGGTGAAGGTTTGGAGAAAAAATTATTACATAAAAAGTATGTTGAGAATATGGGATAATTGTATAAAATTTTCTAAAGAAAAATTAGAAATTTCAATTTTACTACATAGTTATCTCTACACCTCAAACATAACAAAAACAAAATATGAGCAGATTATTTACAGAAAGAATCCCCTATAAACCATTTGAATTTCCAGACTACTATAATGAAGGATGGTTAAAACAAATGCAGGCATTTTGGTTACATACTGAAATACCAATGCAAGGGGATGTAAAGGATTGGAATGAGAATTTAACAAAAGAGGAAAAGCATTTAGTAGGTAATATTCTTTTAGGATTTGCTCAAACCGAATGTGCCGTATCAGACTATTGGACTGGTATGGTTACAAAATGGTTTCCAAAGCATGAGATTAGACAAATGGCTATGGCATTTGGTTCACAAGAAACAATCCATTCCGTAGCATATTCATATCTTAATGAAACATTAGGATTAGATGACTTTGCAGGATTTATGCATGATGAGGTTATGAAGGAAAGATTTGAATTACTAACAAACACAACCGCAGATTGGACACCTAAAGATTTACAAAAAAATCATAAAGCAAGAATTGAAGTTGCCCGTTCACTTGCTATTTTTTCAGCATTTTCAGAAGGAGTAGCACTATACTCATCATTTGCTGTTTTATATTCTTTTCAAATGAGAAATCTATTGAAGGGAATTGGACAACAAATGAAGTGGAGTGTTAGAGATGAATCATTACACTCAAAGATGGGTTGTCAATTATTTAAACATATGTGTGATGAGTTTCCAGAATTATTAGAAGAAGCTAAAGCAGATATCTACAAAGCAGCTGAAATCATTAGAGATTTAGAGCACAAATTCATTGATAAGATTTTTGAAATGGGCGATTTAGAAAATCTTAAAAAAGATGACCTAAAAGAATTTATTACAAAAAGAATTAATGAAAAATTAGGAGAGTTGGGATATAACCCAATTAAAGGTGGAGATGACTATTTTGAGTTTAACGAAAAGAAAGCATCTGAATTGGATTGGTTTTATCATCTTACAGGAGGAGTTACACACACCGATTTCTTTGCAATGAGACCAACGGATTATTCAAAAGCAGGAGAAGGTGAAAATTGGGATGATATATTTTAAAAAAAGTTTATGAAGAATTACGGAGAAGAAAATGGATGGGAAATTGATGTTGATTTTCCTTCTTGGGGAAACAATGAGATATATGTAAAAACTATATCCAAAACATATTTACAAGCTGGCGAAAAACCCAAAGATGCATATTGGAGAGTTGCTACGGCAGTTGCTAAAAGATTGGAAAAACCACAATTAGCAACAAAATTTTTTGATTACATTTGGAAGGGTTGGTTATGTTTAGCAACACCTGTATTAGCAAATACTGGAACCGATAGAGGATTACCTATATCTTGCTTTGGTATTGATGTAGGTGATAGTATCTATGAAATTGGTTCTAAGAATTTAGAATTGATGTTGTTAGCAAAGCATGGTGGTGGTGTTGGTATTGGTATCAATATGATTAGACCCGCAGGTACTAAAATTACTGGAAATGGTACATCCGATGGTGTCGTTCCATTTTGTAAAATATATGATTCAACTATACTTGCAACAAATCAAGGTTCAGTTCGTAGAGGTGCAGCATCGGTAAACATTAAAATTGAACATAAAGATATTGAAGATTTTTTAGAAATTAGAGAACCTAAAGGTGATGTCAATCGTCAATCACTTAACTTACATCAATGCGTTGTAATTAGTGATAGATTTATGAAGAAGTTAGAGGAAGGTGATTCTGATGCTCGTAGAAAGTGGGGCAAGTTATTACAAAAAAGAAAAGCAACAGGTGAACCATATATTATGTACAAAGGAAATGTAAACAAAGCAAATCCTGAAATGTACAAAAAGAATGGTTTAAAAGTTCATATGACTAACATTTGTTCAGAGATTGTATTGCATACGGATGAACAACATTCATTTGTTTGTTGTTTGAGTTCATTAAACTTAGCAAAATACGATGAGTGGAAAGATACCGATTTAGTTTATACATCTACTATTTTCTTAGATGGTGTATTGGAAGAATTTATTCAAAGAGCTAAGAATATGAAAGGATTTGAGAATTCAGTTCGTTCTGCAGAAAAGGGTAGAGCATTGGGATTGGGTGTATTAGGGTGGCATACTTACTTACAACAAAAAGGATTACCATTTGAAGGATTACAAGCTCAATTTGAAACTCGTAAGATTTTCTCTCAAATGAAAATTGAAAGTGAAAGAGCAAGTAGAGATTTAGCAACCGAATATGGTGAACCTTTGTGGTGTAAAGAAAGTGGTATGAGGAATACACACTTAAGAGCAGTAGCACCTACGGTATCAAACTCTAAGTTGAGTGGTAATGTGAGTAGTGGTATTGAACCTTGGGCAGCAAATGTATTTACGGAACAAACATCGAAAGGAACTTTTATCAGAAAGAATCCTGAATTAAGAAAAGTTTTAAAGAAAATTGGACAAGATACAAAAGAAGTATGGGATAAGATTTTAGCAGATGGTGGTTCTGTAATGGGATTGGATTTCTTAGATGAGTGGTGTTATTTAGATGGTAAGTTAATTGAATGTAATGAAGTTACCGAAGAATCACATAAAGGAAAATGTACATCGGTTAAAGATGTATTTAAAACATTTAAAGAAATTAATCAATTGGATTTAGTTAGACAGGCCGGTGTTAGACAACAATACATTGACCAATCGGTTTCATTGAATTTAGCATTTCCTGCAATAGCTGACCCTAAATGGATTAATCAAGTACATTTGGAAGCTTGGAAGCAAGGAGTTAAGACTTTATATTATATGAGAACGGAGTCGGTATTAAGAGGAGATATAGCACAACAAGCTATGAATCCTGATTGTATAAGTTGTGAAGCATAAACAATAAAAAAATTATTATGGGAGAAAATCATTCAACAAAACATAAAGAATTGACAGATAAAATTAAAGAAGATAAGCAAAAAGAAAAAGGCCCTATTAAGTTTCAAATTCAATTGAATGAAGAACAAAAACAAGCTAAAGACAAAATTTTAAATAA